CTGTATCTTCTTGGCTTCGTACTCGTCACGAGGTGCGCCGTCGCGTATGAACTTCTTTACTTTGTTTGCAATCTCACCTGCCTCACCGGTTAGGCCAAGAGTAAGATACTCTGTGGCCCGGTGCTTGGGAAAGATGGCGGTCTCACAGGCACGTGCCTGATAGTCAGCGGCAGTAATGCTACTCAATTGTCTCTCCTTCATCCAGTTCTTAGCCTCTAGTTCCAAGTCCATTTAGTTTCTCCAAGTTCTTAAAGTAGGCAGCTTCCCACCCCCGCTGCCACTCCCGGTAAGGAGTGGTCTTGGGTTTCATTGGGTTGGCTACCTGCCGATAGCGTTTGCCAAAGCGTTTGCTATCGAACTGCTCCACTCTGCCGAAGGCTTTGAAACCTGCGGTAAAGTTATCAGCCAGACTTTTGTTCATTCTCTAACTCCTCACTCAGTTTGTTCTTCGCGTGTACGTTGAAGATGCTGATTGCTTTTACACGATCAATCTTGAACCACTCACCACGACGCTCATCTGCAAAGTGATTGAAGATGCGGTGCATCTCTTTCTCCTTGAAGTGACGATTGTCCGTAGCCAGAGTAGCAATGACAGAGTAGTCACGAAACGGTGACGAAGTTTGGTAGCCATTGCACCGGTCTTCCGAAGACACAGCCTTGCCAACCTTAACCCACTCAGGCCACGCATCATTGACGATGACGTAGACTTCACCTTCTGTCGTGCTGTTGATCTGCTTGTGTGACCACGCATCATCAAACGACTTGAACCTACCTGCTTTCCACAGAGGATTAGACTTAGGAATGTACTTGCCGTTGACGTACATACGCTCAAGGTACTTCTTCCTGTGTCCTTTCAGGCGACGGCGTGTGCCATCCTTGTTGCCGTAGTACCACCACTCACCGTCCTCAAAACGGCAGTTGATGTTGGGTGGAATCTGATCCTCGTCTTCTGATTTGACAGTATCAAGAACCATTCTCCTTCTCCTTTTCTTTCTGTTTCAGTTTCATCCACTCTTCGTATTGGGGGTGGCCGCGTGGCGGATTGAATTGCACCCAGCCATCCCCTCTTTTCCAGATAAGTTTGTCAGACATCTTCAAAGGTTTCCACCAAAGCCATCTCCCAAGTGTTCTACCACTATGCTGCCGCGATGTCAACTACTTCACAGACACCCGCTGTACAGGCCAACTCTCGTCCACCTGACGTGGTGTCTTCCTTCTCGTAGTCTTGCAGCCATGTCCAGTCAATAGCTGCTGGCATACGCTTGAGCATCTCACCATACTCTTCGACTGTGCAGTCCTGATAAGGTGCTTGCTTGTATGTATGCTCACTGAACGGCAGGAAGCTGATGCCAGACACTTCATCAAAGTGTTCGTACACCCACGAGCCTACCTCCATCCACTCGTCTTCTTTTACAGAGATGGTGACAGACGGCTTGTGTTCACACCAGTGACGCTGATACAGGAGCCACAGTTCAAGCTGCTCAATGGCAGACATGTCGAACCGGGTGACTGCACCGCGAGGTGACTTCATCGGGAAGCTGAACACTGTTGTGCTATCCGGCTTCATCACATCTGGCTCTGCTGGGATGCCGACATTGACCATGAACTGCGTCAGCGGGTCTTTGTTATCGCCACGTACTGTACGAATGTAGTACGGATTGTGACGAGCATGGATGCCACTAGCACTGTTCACAAGCTGTGAGACTGTACCAGACGGCTTCACACAGGTGATAGCTGCTGACTGTGGAATGCCAAGCTGTTCCGCCATAGCTTCGTTAGTCACAATGGCTTGCTCCTTCAGCGCGTTCAGTGTAGCACCAATGTTCATGCCAAGGTGAGCCGACTTACCGGACATCATGGCGTTGTCCATGATACCTGTCAGTGATACACCAAGCAACCTCTCCTCTTCTGTATTCTTCTTCCACACATTACGCAGATACTTGAAGTCTGTCAAGGTGGACTGGAACGTACCAAGAATGGTAGCCAGACGAACCTTCTCAGTCAGTGTTTGCTGCGTGTCAGATGCACGTACAACAACCTCCGACAGATTACAGAACTGATACGGACGCAAGATGATTTCACTACACGGGTTGCATCCGAAATCTTGTTCCGCGTCACGGCGTCCATTCTTAGCGGCCTGTTCTTTTGCAGCCTTGCGGTTGAAGATACCACGCTCACCAGACTTGCTCTCGTACAGAGACACCCACTCACGCATGAATGTACCCATCTCTGGCTTGCCTTTGTAGGCAACGCTGTTGTTAGCCAGCGCACGTTGCCCCTCGTTCTCCCACCACTGACCTGATTTGGCATGGCGCATCTGGTCATCGTTCAGGTTAGACAGGCTGATGAGTGCGCTACGGCGCACACCGCCTACGACTACCACCTCACCAATCTTACACATGATGTCATGGCATTCAATAGGAAACAGCCTACGACCTGACGCCTTCTTGAACATCTCCACTGTGAACTGGAANAGTTCCTCNAGTGGGGCTGGGCCACTCGCACGACCACCGAANGTCTTGAGACGTGCGCCAGCAGGACGAACCTCTGACGTGTCCCATTGNGGTACTTGCCCTGCGTANANNAGCGAGATTANTTCNCGCAGGGATTTGGCCCAGCCCGGACGAGAGTCGCCAACTTTGATGACGGTATCAGTGTCATTCATGTCTTCGTTGACGACAGGCAGCTTCTCTGTGTGGTGTCTTTCCACAGAGAAACCTACACCAGTGCCACACATGAGGATGTACATTGTCTCGTCAAAAGCACGAGGACTATCCACTGGTACGTAGGAGCAGTTGTAGCCGCCCACATGACAACGGTCAAGTGCAGGTCCGGCGGTCATCAATGCTCTCATGCTTGGCATGATGTCTTGGTTCAGCACCGCTTCTTCAAGTTCACCCCTCAGTGAATCAGAAAGCTGATAGTCATGCTTAGTGACCAGATGCCTACTAATGTAATCAAAATATCTTTCGACTGTTTCAATCCATGTCTCCCTTCGTTGTTCATCCTCTTTCCAACGAGCATATCGTGAAAGTGCGATGAAGTTTTGATAGTCTGTAGGTAGATAATTGTTCATAGGTTTCACTCCGTTATTGTTTTCATGTTTTTGATTTCAGCACCATCCACGTCATAGAACAGTTCACGAATGGTATCTTCCATCTCTAATCCGACATCTTCATCAGCCGGTACAGGATACTCGTCAGGGTCAATGTCAACAACCATGTAGACTTTAACTCTTATCATAGCAGCCTTCTACTTCCTCTATCAGCTTATTGAGATACCACTGCGCTTTCTTCAAGTCCTCTGTACCATTCTTGTAACGATAGCGCCACAGGTACTTAATGATATTTCCTTGAAGGTAGTACTCATATCCTTCCTCTGTTGCTGCAGCAATGGCATCAATACATTCAATGCCAGCCTTGTTGTAGTGAGGGGGGCTGTTGACCATATCTTCCTCTTGCGCTTTCATCTTCATAAATGCCTCGTGCCTCATTACGCATTCCCTTTTGTGCTGCTACCAAAACTAAGATGTACCACATTGCCATCTTCTTTAGTGATAATTACTCCACTGTCGTCTTCTTCTACATCATTATAGAAGTCATTGTCAACAACTTCCATCACATAGTTGTGTACAATGTTGCGTAAGTTTTCGTCGCTTTCCATGAGTGGAACAGTAGCACACATCATCTTACAGAAATGCATAAGCTGACCATAGCCCTCGTCGTTCAAAGGATTGTCGCCTTGTGAAATGATGGAGATATCAATCTCACCTGTCCACTCTTCGTCGTTTACAGTTGGTCGTATACGAATGATAAAGTCTCCGTTTTCGATTGCATCATTTTTCATGGTCATCTCCTTTTTACCTTAGTACCGTTGAACTTGATAAACTTAGGGTGTCTATTCTTACCCTTCTCTTTTAGCCAATCTTCAGGAATGATGCGATCATAGTATTGAAAGCCGTATTTAATACACCATTCACCATATGTAGACTTAGCACCTTTACGTAGCTTACGTCTACTATTTTCAAACACAAAACGAATGTCCAGCTTTGGATGCTGTCTTTTGATTGCAAGATGCTTTCTCCTGTCAGCAGCCGTGAACATTCCCTTTGTTTCAATAATGATTCCGTTGCACAGCACGAAGTCGGGTGTGTAGGTTCTATACGCAAGGTCTTCCCACTCTATCTTAATTTTCTCATAGTCATACTTAACTTTGAGTTCATCAAGATAGACAGATAGCTTGTGTTCAAGTCCACTACGATACCCGTACTTTCGTGCTGCACGGAAGGCTGTAAAATTAGGCAATACTACCTACATTACGCCATGAGATGAATGGTGACTGATAACCTAGTCCTTTCATCTCTTCACGGATCAAGGCGTCTGCCTCTTTACGAGCCTCAAGTGCCGCCCGAAGGCCAGCAGTTTTGCGCTCACGATATTCCTGACGCAAGTCGCTAAGTTTGCGTTCAGTAGCTTTGATCTCTTCTGCGAGACTTTCCATATCATATACGTCATCCATCTAAGTACTCCTTTGCTAGTGATACATACGCAACCATCTTCGGTTGTTTTGCTTGTGATGCAACAGCAGGACGTTCAGTCAAACCGGGCCAGCAAGCAAATCTATATCTACAGAATCCACAGTTTGTATCCAGAACCATGTTTCCTGTTTCTTTACCACGGAACTTTTCTGGAACTGCGTCAAAGCAACGCTCAAACGTATTCTCTTTAACTGTGTCTGCAGTTTGTCTAATATGGTCAACCTCTTTATCAATGTCAATGCCAGTGGCAGGAACATATTTAAATTGACCATTAGCTTTGTTTACTACCCACCATCCACCGGCTTTCTTGCCAGATGCTTTGGCGTACCCTGCAAGCTGTGCTACATACCCAAAAGCATCACTCTGTCTAAGAGTGTCGAAGGATTCAAACTTGTGAGTATACGACCAATTAGATGCTGATTTAACATCGTCAACAGCACCATCAATAACAACATCGTATGTGCCAGTGACGGATGTATCATCATCAAGTTGCAGAGTAACCTTTTCATCGTCTTCATACTTCACCCCCGCTTCTTTTAGAAGTCCCTTGAAGACAGCTTCAACGATGTCTCCAATCATCATGTTCATCACAAAAGTTGTTGGTAGAGGCAGTGCTTTCTCTGGCTCGTTCTTCTCAAACCAAAGCTGACAAGTCGGCTTGCCTACATTAGACATGCGCAAACCAAACTTGTCACGCTTATTGCCCCCACCAAACTGGCGTCCAAGCGCACCCATCACATCAAGACCTACCTGCCGGATAGTCTCAATAGACATTGTGGACTTACCATTAGCAGCGTTCTCCATGTATTGATGCAACGCCAATTCAGCGGGGTGGTTCATTACACNACCTCTTCTTCNACTTCAATGTCAACGAGNTCATCCACAATGTCGCTGTCATCATCATCCATGTTAGAGTTCACTTTCTCTGACCACAGATTGATAATATAGCTATTGTAGTTATCGACCCAAGACATCAGATCACCAAACATTTCCTGATCTTCGTTTGTAAGTTCGATGACATTAGTTACGTCGAGAGACGCAATAGGCACATAGTATTTACCACCCGTCTGAAGTTTACGCTCTTCAGTATTAAGAGTGATGCTATGCTGCACAGGAAGACGCTGCATCTTTGCAAGTGTCTCAAAGCTGCTACCTACCTCTTTAAANGCTTCACGATTGTCAATTTCCCAGATGAATGGCTCACCCTTCACATCGACAGCGTTACCTGCTTCATCAGTGGCATTTATCATGTCCACCGTTCCAAGCACCACACGCACACGTTTGATCTGCTTAATCAAATTTTGCATGNTCTCTGGCAGTGCTTTGAAGTCTTTGATGTATCCTGCAGGCTTACCGCAATTAAATCCACCAAAGTTGTCCTTCAGATCAATGTTCAGACTATCTGCCATGACCGTCTTCACAAAGCCGTCGTTAGACCACCGCTTNTACATGAAGCGTTGCAGGTANGGGCGAACCTTTGCAGACTGCGCATAGTAAGTGCCATCAGGTGNGTCTAACTTAAACGTGCCACCCTTCACCAGAATTTTATCNTCACCAAGAATAGGTGAGTGATTTATGCGCATCCGGGACAGGCTGTAAGTCTTGGCAGTTCCCAGACCTTCGTTTGCGATACCCATAGCCTTTGCCATAGCGGCGTAGTTATTGGTATCAATTGTTGTGAGTTGTGTCATACTTTTCTCCTTTCTTTAAGTTCAAGAGCCATAGTTATATCATGCCACGTCTTTTGTGTCAAGCCAGTTTGGCCCAATTTTTGCTTCCAAAAGCAGTGGTACATTTATGTTGACACCCCAGCGNCGTGCTATCAGATGCGGCAGTTCATTGTTAGCTGACTGTATAACATCAATAACTGCCTGCTNCTCGTCTGGGTGTACGTCTATNACAATGCTATCATGCACAGTGTTAACGATACATGACTTCATACTCTCCAACAGGTCATCTATGTACAGCAGAACCACCGGCACGATGTCAGCCGTTGCAAATGACTGCACCGGGTAGTTCTTGATCTGCGTAAAGTTGGTGACCCTGCCACTAGACTTTCGCTGCACATTAGGGAAAGAAAATTGTCTACCTGATGGTGTGGTGATCATGCCNGTTGTCATAGCCTCTTTAGCCAGTCTGGAATGCCAAGCTGTGATNCCTTTGTACTTCTCGTTGAAGTGGTCGTAGTANTTAGCNTCCGCTGCCGTTCTCCCAAAGCCCGTTGCGCCATAAAGCGGTGCAAACGTGTGAGCCTTCGCAGTCTGGCGATCCGTAGGTTGACCAGCATCGGTAATAACCTTAGCGGTATATGCATGTACATCAAATCCAGTAGATACTTCATTTATTGCTACTCCATCTTGTGAGAGAAATGCTGCTGCACGAAACTCTAGCTGCGCAAAGTCNGCTTCCATAATCTTGCCACCTTTCCACCTAGATACGAACACTTTCTTTACAGGNAAGGTGCTACCACGTGGCATGTTCTGCATGTTTGGGTCTACACTAGACAGTCGTCCGGTAGCGGCACGATGTTGAAGCAGCCTGACATGAAGCATGCCNTCCTGCTTGGTAAANGTCGTGATGCCATCAACAAAGGACGACAGNTANGTATCAATGGCAGACAGCCTGCTAATCTTAGCAAGAAACTCTTCTGCATCTGTCATGCCCTTACCACGTGCTACTGCCTCTAGTTTCTCAAGACTCTGCTTGTTTGTTACGAAGCCATTTGCTGACGCCCATTTGGCTGACGGCGGCTTGAACCTTAGACCAGCTACTTGTTTTGTAGGACGGAAGTGATATCCAACGCCGGAGCATGACTTACACATGGACTCTCTAGCAAAGGGCGTACCATCTTTCTTGGTGCGGCGAACCTTACCCTTGCCATTACACTCGCTACACCTTTCCGCAANNGTCTTGTACATACGTTCAGTGCCAGCATTGACCAGTGAATTGAAGTCCGTCTGATCCATGTACGGGTCAATAGTATTGCCCCAATACTGCTTGTCACGAACTTTACGGCTATAAATGATCCAAGACAACTGCTCTGGACTGTTTAGATTGATAGGTGTGTCACCCATGAGTGTAATNGCAAGNNTAAGNTCATTTAACTCCTTCGTCAGTGTATTCTTTTCATTTACATAGTCCTCTCGCACAGACTCAAGCTGCTCAAGGTCAACACTAAACCCATTACGATATATCTTAGCAAGACACACTGACATCTGATTCGACAAGATGACGCTTGTCATAAGACTACTGTACTCAGGGGTGTTCAGCTTACGATACTGCAGGTCTGACAACTCCTGTGTCGCATGCAAGTCAGCGGACAGATACTCGCACAGTTCGTCGTATGGTATATCACGTGTCGTGAATCCTTTGGCATAGTATGCCTTGAGCGTGCCTTGCTTCTTGGTGTCTAACTCGTGGCGCTCTGCACATGCCTCAAGAGATAGTGGCTCCTTGATACCACGCTGAAGCACAAACTCTGCCAGCATTGTGTCGTACACAGGCCCATCATACTTGAACCCAGATTCCCACAGCCACAGGAGATCGTGTGCGGCATTGTGCATGATCAGCACGGTGGCTTCGTCAAGAAAGAATTGCACACGATCATGGTAATCGTGCTGGCTTTCATGCTCTGCATGATCGAATGGGAAGTGATGTTCCACTCCCGCATCCGTCAGCACACCAACCATCGTGAGGCT